GCTTCTTAACTTGCTCAGGACGAGCCTGATACTCTTTATCATAGTCTGAGTAGACTCGTCCTGATTTGCTCATGTGTTCTTCCTAATCTTCATTTTATCAGGTTTGGCTGTTTTAGCTGCGCGTTTGAAATTAGTGGCACTTGGTGCGCCTTTCTCACCAGCTTTACGCATGGTCTCGCCTGATCCATTTTTAATACGTTGTCGTTTCTTATGGATGTTTTCATATAGTGACATCTAGATTCCTTAAAGAATATTAGAACGTCCCAACTTAGCTTCTACATTGGCTCTGAAGGAAGGATCATTCTCGTATGCAGGGTTTTGCATATCGGTCATGAGTTGTTGTACGCTATCGTAAGCGCCACCACCTCCACCTGTCAGGCTCCCTGATAGATTTCGACTAGGTTCGATTCCTTCACTAGCCTCACGCCGCGCTGATACTGCACGAACAGCCATGCGAATAGCGTTAAAATCATTGGTATCCATAACACTATTGAAGTAGTCTATCTCACCATCTTCAAGATTATCAGCGGCCCACGCTGTTAATTGTTCATAACCTTCAGCGCCACCAACTTCGTTAATAATAGAGCCACGTTGTGTCTCAACCATATTAATCTGGCTCTCGATGTAGCTATCAACAATCTCACGAGGAATACCTGCGTTTTCTAACGCATCGTAGCTTTCTTCAGACAAATCCCCTTGGTCCCAGAACTCACGAGAAAGTGCATCATAATCCACTCCCACTTCTTCCAGACCATCACGGATTTCTTCTTCATCCTGTTCTGGTTCTTCCTCAGCATTTGAACTCATACGAGCCTCTAGTTCAGAGTAGGCTTTAGCCATATCCTCTGTAGAAGAGAACTTTTCTGGTAGCCATTCAGGCCGTTCTTGATTGTCTTGATTTTCTACACCAGCATCCATCGCCGCAGCTTGTTCTTCCAAGCTAGGGCCTTCTGTTTCACCTGATGTGTCGATAACTACTTGTTCGACCATGTGTTATTCACCGTTTCCTGCGACATTATCACGAACTGCACCCGCAGCTTCTTTAGCAACAGGACCTGTAGCGGCTTTCGCCATTTCCATCATCTGTGCTTGCTGCATTTTCTGCATCTGTTCTTGTCGTTCTTGTTGAAGTTGTTCTTGTGATTTAATCAGGCCGTCCATATCAATACCCAATGCAGTTCCTACACGAGTGATATAATCACTGACGTTCATGAACTGGCCGACAGCCTGTGGTCCTAGTGGAGCTAGAGCCTGTAGGAACATTTGATATTTATTCATATCATGTCCACGACCTAGAGCCTCAAGACCAGTAACAATAGTTGGGTTTGCCACACCTTTTGGTAGGGCTGGTAACTTTTTCTTCTTAGTCATCCGTGCAATGATACGGTTAACCAACGGTAACTGAAATTCTTGGCTTAGAATTGAATATACACCACCAAGCGCGTCCTCAAGTTCACCAGCCATGTAGCGAACCTCTTCGGCTGTTACCCGTTCACCCGCGCGTTGAATCGCGGAGTTCATAAGGAACGCAAAAGCTAGACGCTCAGTAATCGTAGCCGCCGTATTGGACGCAATAGACATATCAGCTTGTTTCTGCACCTGTAGTGTAGACACTTCAGCCGCGTTACCAGAGACGATACCACCGTTATCCGCTTGAGCAATATCACGCGCTCGTGTTGTCCCATTAGGCGCAACCATAAACACGACTTTAGCGGAAACCGCAGAAGCCTCTAGGATAGCCTTAGATAGACCCTCCAGAGATATTAAATCACCAATATACTCTTCGACATAAGACCGCCCATAATCTTCACCGTCAATTCTTGTCCACCGTAGTGGAAGCATAGGTGCGCGATTAAGTGGGTACTTACCTTGTGAATTCGGAACGATCATACCATCTACCTCTTGGTATAGGATATATTTCTCGCCTTCACGGTACATCTTAGTGAAAAGATTAATCTCGTCAGTTTTCTTATTATCATCGCTAGGAAGATCGCCTTCCTTGGACATAAGCATTTTTTGGATGTCTTCAGGCAGTGTAGCCCTAGACATTGTTTCTTTTACGATAACCTCAATGACTTCACCCATCGGATCGCGTTTAACTACATATCGGCTCAACGGGAAAACCCGCGCACCACCCTCAGGAGGTAAGTATAGTAAGACGTTACCCGCAACGATCAATTGCTTTAGGGCTTCAAATATAGGTGAGCGCATCCCAGAGTTTTCAATCTCTGTCATTACTGCCCGTTCATACTTATTCAAAGCCTCGTCAACTTTAGCTCGTGCGCCTTCTGTCTGTGCTAGTTCTTGGATTGTGAAATCATCAAGACGCATTGCAAAGAAAGGAGCGTTTGGAGGTAAAAGACTAAGCAACAATTTAGAAGCAAGGTTGTTCACACCACGCGCACCAACACCCTGATATGGAGTATATAGTTTACTGGAAGAACTGTGACCCTCGTCTGGAACTAGAGAGGGAATAGTTAGCTTTGCAGCTTCCCTTGCTCGTTCTAAATATGTCGTTCTGAGTGAAGATGCGTTTTCGTACTTTTTAGCACAATCTTGGCCTTTATGCACGATACCACTCTCCTATTAATAATTTGAAGTGTTGTTTTGCTGTACACCACCGATTGATGCAGTGTCGTTGCTGGCTGAATAAATATTATTCTTTTTAATTTTGTAGGCTTTAAAACCTGCGGATTTACCACCAAGACCTGCTGCCTCGTCAGCATCACTCAACATTGGAACTTCTTGTTCTAGAGTTGGTGGGGCCGCAGGAGGGGGAGGAGGTGGAGGTGGTGGCTCCGCTTTAGATGATCCCATAAAACACATTAATTACGTCCTTTTCGACTTAATAGCCATTGGATTTTGATTTCCTTTTTTATTGGCCATCGCTGTTTTGTATGCGCTAACGCCTTTAGCCTTACGCTTCACTTCGACTTTATCTTCACTTGTCTTAGATTGCTTGCGTTTAGCAGAACCACCGCCATCACGACCGCCACCAACACCATCGGATGGATCAATAACCTCTGGGGCTGTAACAGGGGCAGTGCTTCTATTATCGGCTGTAGTTATTGGCGCAGCTTTAACAGGCGCAGCAACATCTTTGCTATCATAAACGTCTGCGTTTGGTTTCGATGTAACCTGAGGAACATCTTTAAATGCTGTGCCTCGTGCAACAGTTATACTGCCAGAACCTGTTTTAGCTTTAAATGTAGATACATTACCCTCTTTTAGGTCTTTAGCTGTGACAGATGTTGGGCTTTTATAAGAACCATCAGCTTGTTTCTTATAGTTTGAACCTGCATACATATCTGCATCCCTGTTCCGACCTTTAGGTTTAGGGGCAGGTTTAGGGGCTGGCCGTGCTTTAGGGCGTATACTGGTTGTAGGGGCAGAAGAAGAGCCTTTACCACCACCAGAAGAAGATTTATTTGAGCTGGATTTATTAGAGCCGCCACTGCTGCCGCCACTTGATCCACCAGCGGACCCAAATGCAATTTGAGGCCCGAACATTTTATGAAATAACATTAATTTATCCGTTTACTAAGGGTTATATGATTTAGTTTGAAGCCTCGATCTTTGAGGACCCGCTCCCAGCCTTTACGGCCCAGAACTTCGACATCGTGGCATTGATTGATACGAGCGAAGTCCTCGAATACGCTCATTCCGTAGGCCCAATTCTCGTCATCACCTGACAGAAAAATGACCCTTAGATTTGTGACCTGCGGGTAATGGATGAATTCTGTGATGATTACACTTGTAACCTCTAAGGTTTCAGGTATCTGACAAACCCATAGCGTCCATGTCCCATCCATAACAAAGTTATAAATATCATTCTGGTTTACTTTATGGTCTGCAACACGTTCCAACATATGTTCTAACGTAGGCCATAAATCATCGATAGCAGTTGAGTTAATTACTGGATGCAAATTACCTCTAAGCATCTAATCCACTCAATATATTATCGTTCTGATCGTCATGAATACGCTTCAATGTACGCACAACATCAACAGCACCACGCCGAAAGAATATCTCACGTTCACTCATAGTTAACTCTGGAGATACATCGGGATACATTCGTGAGAGATAATCAATTAAATTTTTGTCAATCATAGGTATTTGAGACATAAATATACCCTTCTAGGTCTAGTAACGGTTAATATTATCCCCAAGCACGGGTCCA